ATATATATTTGACTATTTTGAAAATAAAAAAAGCATTTCACAGGGCGAAACCCCGAATAAGAATAAAATGCTACATACTTTCTTTAAAATAAAAGACGAAACGGATTCAATTGAACCCAACAAAATAGAAAAGAAAAACAATAATATATATTCTAAATATTTGAGTAATATTGATAATTCATTTATAAACACGGATGATTATCTTAAACAAAGCGATATATGCGCTTATTGCCATAAAGGAGAATATATACCAATGGATGACGAGGGCGTTCTTATGTGTAATTTATGTTTCAGTAATAAAAAATTTCTTATTGAAAATGATAAACCGTCATATAAAGAGCCTCCTAAAGAAATATGCTTTTATGCTTATAAAAAGATTAACCACTTTAAAGAAATATTGGCGCAATTTCAGGGTAAAGAAATGACACTAATACCTAATCACGTTATTGATAATTTGACTAGTCAAATCAAAAAAGAGAGAATACTGATACACTCTCTCACTTATAACGATACCAAATTATTATTGAAAAAATTGGGTTATAATAAATATTATGAACATATTAATTTCATTAAAGATAAGTTGGGTATTCCCCCGCCTATTATCTCTCAAGAATTAGAAGATACTTTATGTAATTTTTTTATGGAAATACAATATCCATATGCTCGGCATTGTCCCGACTATCGTGTTAATTTTCTTCACTATTATTATGTGTTATATAAGCTGTTTGAATTACGTGGCGAAACGTCTTATTTAAGCGAAATACCCATGCTGAAAGATAGAGAAAAATTAATTGAACAAGACACAATTTGGCGGAAAATATGCGAAGAATTAAATTGGGAATTCATTTCTACTATTTAACGTTGTGATTACGTTTGGCGTTTGGCGTTTAATAATATTATTTCGCTAATAATATTATTTATATTTATTTAACTAATTATAACCCGCCAGGAAACCCGACCATATTCGCACCAATACCGAACCCAGCTCCAGTACGGGTAGACACGCCCATACTTGGAACATAACAATCCAAAATACTAAATGTTGCTGCTGCTGTCAATGCAATTAATGAAATTTCCTCAATATTTAGAGAACGCTGTGGTATGGCATACGCCGCAATCGCAACCATTAAACCTTCAACTAAATACTTTATAATTCGTTTGATTATCTCGGAAACATCGAACATTATAATATTTTAACAGAAAATAATATAATATTATAAATACTTAAATAAATAAAAATACGGATATGTATGAGTTCTATTAATAAAAAAACACAATCTAATAATAAGAATACGAATACTTCTAAACTGGTTGATTTGTTGGAAGAAGATAAGCCAATTGCTGGACAAAAATTCGTTTGCGTGTCTTTTGTATCTCCCGATAAAATACTCAAAGATAAACAACTGTTCTTCTTCCAAGAATTTTTAAAATCGTGGGATTTTAACAAAAGTATGGAAAAATCTCTATTATTCCTAAACTTTCTCTCTTTTAAATACAAACTAAACTTTGAAGATATAACCAACGATTTTAATGAATTCGTTAAAGAAGAAAAAGATAAACTTATACAATCTACGATTGAGGATGAGTTTAAAACATTTTTAGACCAAAATGAAGAAAAAATGGATAACCATTTCAATACTCAATATCAGTTTCAAACATCGGTTCGCGGTTTAAAAGTTCGCGGAGTTTATCCTACACTCGAAGAAGCAGAATTGCGTTGTAAAATGTTGAGAGAACTGGATCCTAATCACGACGTGTATGTTGGACCTATTGGGTTATGGATGCCTTGGGAACCAGAAGCATATAAAACAGGTCGCGTCGAATATATGGAAGATGAACTAAATCAGTTGATGCACGAAAAAACGAAGAATGAAACATTTGCTAAAAATGCGTTCGAACAGCGCGTGAAAGATACTAAGAAAAAAGCGATTGAAGAAAATATTCGCAATGCTGAGAAAACAGGTTCTACATTGACTCAAAATATTGATTCAGACGGAAATCTTGTTGGTGTTAATAATATGAATACGCAAGAAAAAACGCTACTTGGTAAATCTAATGGCGAGGAAATCACCGTCGCCGATATTCGGTCTGAGCTTTTTGAAGGCGATGATATCATTATGGGCAAAACAGATAATGGCAAGAGTTTGTTGAAAAGCGGTCCTTTCGCTCCTGCTTCTGTATCTCCATTTACGGTATAATATATTGAAAAATATTTAAATAAACGGCATCATAATTATCATAACAAACATTGAATGGATAACGCAAATAATAACGCAAATACGCAGCAAATAATATATTTAAACAATATATTATGTGCTATAAATGGATTATGTATTGTGAAACCGAATATTATTCTTAATGAAAAAATGACGGATCTTTTGGTTGAAAAAGGTCGCAAACAAGTTGCCTTATCATTTTCGGATGAAGACCATAGCACTATGTCGGCATCGTGTTTAATGTATATTTTTATAAATATAAATACTGATATTTTTCAGTTAATCAATCGTATTATGGTGTTCTTTAATAAACGGATTAGAGCAATAAAAGAAATAAAAAATGATGATATGCGCAAATATGAAGAAATAATAGCCGAATTTCAAGCGGACGCAGTATTAGAAACGTCGTCATTCGAAGCTTATATAACAAAAAAAGAAATAGTCGCCTTTTTTAATAAATGGTGCGAACAACGATGTGTTAAAATAACAAGCAGTATTTTATTTTCTGTAATAAATGTCAAAATGGGAAAATATAAAAATAGTTATGGATGGAAAGGGTACAAATTAAATTATGGAATATCAGAAGATGATTTTGAGATAGATTAAGGAGGATCTAAACTTAGACTTCCTCCTAAATAAATTATATTAAATATGTCAGGACTAGTAGTACTATTTGATGACTCTACTAATATATAACTACCATAAAAAGAAAGACTGGGTGTATTACTATTATTATTACCATTAACAGTACCTAAATTATTTAACACATTAATTAGAATAGAATTTGTTGTCGTGCTTGACGCTAAATATAAACCTGAATTATAATAACTGCCGGTGCTGTTTGTATTTAAACATAACAATAATCCACCACCAGTTATATAAACATAAATAGATGCGGGGTAGCCATTTAGAGTAAATTCTACATTTGATATGTTAAAAGTATTAAGTAATAATTTTACGCCTGTATTACCGTTGTTCGGACTAATACCTAATAATAAAGTCGTTGCAGAATTACTGTTGTAAAAATTAAATCCCCCATTTGTGATAGCTGCGGTATTATAGCATACGAAATCAATCTCTTGATACCCACCAGATACATTGGAACAAATACCAAGAGCCGATGAGTTAGTATTAAATGTGATATTATCTATATTAATATTTTCAATGGAGTTCGCATTATACGCTCCAATAATAGTTCCATTTGTTGTATTTCCTGTTATACAACCACTACCTAAAGCACCATAATTTATTGTTCCTGATGCAGTTATATCGCCCACGTTAGCAGGCTGCGAACCTGTACCTATAAGTAAACTTCCACTAGCATATATTGCACCGGTTGAACCATTAAGATTTATCGTATTCGTGCTGCCACTACTAAAACTATATAATAAACAAGAACCACCTGAACTGGCTGTGTTTATAATACTAACTGCTGGATTTGTTGTCCCAGAATTAAATAAGTTTAAACTTAAATCAGTTATACGTATGTTCGCCATTATTTATTATTTACATAAATAATAAATAATACTAAAATCCGCATTAGCACGTTCAGCGCATTTACCATTTTGTTTTGCGTACATTAATTTTCTGTCCTTGTCCGCGTTTCTTCGCATTATTTGGGTCATATTTTTCCTCATCGTCATCGGATGGAATATCTTTGCTTAAATCCCAAAACTCTTTGCTACCCAATTTAAAATCATTGTGCATATCTGCCTTATACCAAAAAACTTGCTCCGATAATTGATTTGATTGTGCACTATTATTGATAACTAAACATTCGTAATTTTCAGTACATTGGTCCATAACTTGACAAAATGATTCGAAAGTGGGAAACATTCCCGCATAATTCTCGTAAATACGTTTTCTATTGGAAATATATGGTTCTCTCAAAATGAAAACAAAATCTATATTTGTTCGTAGAGTAGGTGGAATACCAAGCGGATACTGCATAGTAATAATTAACATAATTCGCCAATGACGTCCGTTCATGAATAGTAATCGCATCATTTTATCACGTGTCCACGTACCATCATATAAACAATCATCTAAAATAACAAAAGACCGCGGATCAATATTGCTTCGTTTGAAGGATTCCATTTCTCTCTTTATTTGCTTTAAAACGGATTTTTGTCTCTTTAATATATTCTCTATGATAGCAGTGTTATATTCATTGTGAATAAATAGTTTAGGAACCATTTTCCCATAATATCCGTTTCCTTCTTCTGTACCAGCAACAACAACGCCAATTGGTATATCTTGATGATAAAATAAAAGGTCGCGGACGAGATAACTTTTACCCGTACCTCTTCGTCCAATTAAAACGCATACGGGCGCTTTTGATTCATTTGGTTTGAAACTAATATACTTCATATCGAATTTTTTCAGTTCCAATGTCATTATAATAATATTTGTCTATTATTATAATGTTATAAACGCATAAAATGAGTTTAAAAAGAATATTAATAATATACTATTTACCTAAATGATACAAAAGCCAGTTATTCAGTTAAATTATGAAAAACGTAAAAATACAAAACTGTTCGACCAATTTAGAAAAGCGGATATGTATGACTTCCACGAAATCCAAAATTATATTCCGATTTACAATAAGTTTTTTGATTTGAATGAAACTAATTATAATTCATTTAATTTAAATAATCCGTTTTATCTTCGTGAAATGTATGCTGATGCAGAGGCGAATGCCAATATAGATACTACAGAAAATGATGATAATAATTTTAATGTTGTGTATAAATTGAGGAATAAGGATAATGATGAACTCATTCAAAAAGAAGAAGTATATGTTAAATGTGCGCCAGTATTGGACCCATTTAAATACTTTATTGGAAAGTATAACTTTAACGTTGATGAATGTAAAATGCCGACATTTGGTCAGGATGAAAATAATCATATAGAGTTTTCTTCAAAAGTATATGACGCAAATAATTCGGCATACGTTGACGGTTTTTTTTCCTATTTATCTGGCGAAGTATTACACAATTATAAGTTTGTTCATGGGCTTGAATTTTACGGCACATATTTCGGTATTAAAAATAATTTCAAAGTGAACGTCATTTATGATATTGATTACTTATGTAAGTCCGATTATTTTATGGCGCATAATGGTACGAAATTTTTCGTAGATGATTACTCTAAAGTAGTAAATCTGGAAAATTCTGGTAAGTTACCGCATATTACGATTGACCATAGTAAGAGAGAAAATATATCGGCGAGTTCAATTAAAGATGAACTGTTTGAAAATATATTTGAAAATGGTGGCGATAATAACAACGCAGAATGTGTATTATTGGAAGAAGTAAATGATGACGCGTTATTATTAACAGATACGGATACAATAAATGAGAACGAACGCGAAAATACAAATGCGAATATTACTTCTTTAAAAAGCACATCAACATGTTCGTCGAGGGCGTCATTTACTGACGACGAAGCCGAGACAGATGACGATAATGATGAAGACGAAGACGTTGATTGTAAAGATGAAGAAAAAGATTGCGATGACGATGATATAGAAGAAGATTGTAAAAGCAGTAGCGATAGCGAAATGTCAGAAGAAGAACCCATATTTGCTACTATACCAAAATTTCCGGTGAATGTAATTTGTATGGAAAAATGCGAAGATACAATGGACAATTTAATATTAAATGATGAAATTAAATCTATGGGCGAATGGTTTGCCATATTAATGCAAATTATAATGACGTTAATTGCCTACCAAAAATGCTTTGCTTTTACACACAATGATCTACATACAAATAATATAATGTATATTCGCACAGAAAAAAAGTTCCTATATTATTGCTACAATAGCAAGCATTATAAAGTGCCTACTTATGGCCGCATATTTAAGATAATAGATTTTGGCAGAAGTATTTATAAAATGAATAATCGTGTTTTTTGTAGCGATAGTTTTAAAAAGGGAGAAGACGCAGCGACGCAATATAATGTGGAGCCATATTTCAATGATAATAAGCCTCGAATTGAGCCAAATTATAGTTTTGATTTGTGTCGTTTAGCATGTTCTATTTTTGACTATATTGTAGAAGATATTGGAGATGTTCAAAAAATACACGAATGTAGTCCAATTGTGCGTTTAATAGTAGAATGGTGTATGGACGATAATGGATTAAATGTTCTATACAAGTCAAACGGCGATGAAAGGTATGAAGAGTTTAAGTTGTATAAAATGATTGCGAGATGTGTTCATAAGCATACTCCACAAAACCAACTGGAACGGGCTGAATTTAGTAATTTCTGCGTGGATAAAAAGAAGGTTCCAAAGGATGATAAGAAGAATGTGATGAATATTGATTTAATGCCTGTTTGCTAATCAGACAACAAGCAAAGTAACTAGCGTTATTATATTCATTATTATTATATTCATTAACAATAATAATGAATATAATAACGTCAACGCCGCAAATGCAATTACAAAATAACGACGCAAAAACAAACTCAGTTAAACAAAAATTATCATACGGATTTATTTTGTCACGACACGTTACTTCGCAGCAGACAAATTTCTATTGGAACCTTTGTATTCAGACAATTCGCCATTTTTATCCACTAAACACGATTGTAGTAATTGACGATAACAGTAATTTAGATTTCGTGAAAGAAACCGCGTCCTATCAAAATATTATATACGTCCAATCTGAATTTCACGGAAGGGGGGAATTACTTCCATTTTATTACTTTTATAGAGACCACTATTTTGACCGCGCAATCATTATACACGATAGCGTTTTTTTCCAGAAGAAAATACAATTTGATAAAATTAAAGAGCCAATATTACCTATATGGCACTTTGAAAATCAACGAACGGAAAACATTAATAATTCATATCGCCTGATCCAAGTATTAAATAACCGCAATCAAATTGCGCAATTGTTAAGTGATAAAGATAAATATGAAGTTCTTACAATGAATAATAATATATGGATGGGTTGCTTTGGATGTCAATGTTTAATTAATCACGATTTTTTGTCACAAATTCAATCAAAATATAATTTATTTTCTTTGTTGAGAGTTGTTAAAACGAGAGAAGACAGATGTTGTTTGGAACGAATAATGGGCGTTATTTTCTTTTTAGAAAGTCCAATTATGAAGCATAGTCGTATTTTCTCTCTTTTGGGTCCAATTATGAAGTATATAAAATGGGGATATACGTTTGATGAATATATACAAGACCATCAACGTGGCGGCAGCAACATTCATTGTCCTCTTATTAAAATATGGACGGGTCGATAGTTGGCGTTTTGCGTGTTTGCTAAAAAGAAGGATTATCCGTAAATACTTGGGGATTTACCATTTTCGTTTCTGGTATTCCATAAATCATTGGTGTCAATTGCTCTAATAAATAATGCCCTGCAATTACGCTGAAAAATACAATTAGCGTATCTCTCACAACTAACTTAATTCTTATTTCTTCTTTTTCTATAAATTGTATTTCTATGAATTTTAACACAAAGTATAATACAGATACAACTGCTGCATTTAAAAATATATGTTTCATTATTAATAAAAAAAGAATATTTCGTGTTATACTAAACGCAATAAAACTCGGAATCCGTGTTATAAAAAGTAATTAAAAAAATTGATTTCATTATATTTAATAAAATCAATATATTATTACCAAAAGCAAACTCCTTTTCAACAACAAAATGATGATGAATGAACAACAATATACTGAGGAACTTATTATTCACCAAGAAAATGCTGCTATACAAAAATTACAAGCGATCCAACAGCAAATAAAAATATCAGAAGACAATATTACTTCTACAAAAGAAGTATATACTTCTGGGGAAAATATACT